TCCATTTGATCTACAGGTATTGACTCAACACCAACTGGTCCAGCATCTTTATACCCAATCCTTCCGCCTTCAGCCGCTGTTCCTATATAAGGTGCTGCCGACATATCGCCTCGACTTAAATTATAGTTTGATAATACTTTAGCGAGTTCCGCTTCACTACCTGTTGCTACTGCAGTTCGAAGATCTTGAATCATTTGATTATAATCAAATCCAAATTCTGCTGCTTTTAATTTTAAATTATCAATCTCTTCTGCACCTGTATCCCATTTACCTGCAGCTTGCATTGCGAAGGGTGCAACTGTTGCACCGGCTCCTAATATTTTTGCCCAACTAGGATCACCCCATTCTTTTATCGTTTCTCCAGCTTTAACAATGTCTTTAGATTTTCTCACTAAAGGGTTTAACCAATTTGTTTGGCTCCATCCACCAGGTTTAACTAAATTTAAAAGATTTCCAGGGTTAGCAAGTTTACTCATAAATGAACCTCCTGCTCCTCCAAACGCGGGCATTCCACCAGCTAACGTTCCTAATCCATAGAGTACGGCTGCTTTTCCCACAGGACTCTTAACTATTTTCTTAATCGGTTTTGTAATTTTTTTAACAAGTTTTCCTAAAAAATATCCAGGTCTTCCACCATGGGCTCCTGCGATTCCTCCGGAAGCCATTTCCATAAAGCCTCCTTCTTGTTGAAGACCTAAAAATTCTTCAAACTCCATCTCTATAGGAATAACTCCTTTTTTCTGGAGTCTTTTATATTCTTCCCAAGATTCACCCATTGCATCATCATAACCATAAGAAGCTTGCAGGATACCACCATCAGCCATCTGTGCTGGCATCATGGAACCTAATCCTTCTTGAGATTGTGCTTGTTGTGCTTGGGCTTGTTGTAATTGAGCTATAACTTCTTTCCATGCTCCACTTGAAAAGAACTGTTGAAAACTTCCAAATTGTTGTTGAGCTTCAGGAGGTAATTGATCCCAAAGTTCTCTGGCAATCTGCTGTTCTTTCCCCTCATTCCCTTCGTAGGTTATAGGAGGAGCTCCGGATTCTAGTTTTTCTGTAATTTGTTCTTCAAATAAAGCCATAATAATATCTGTGTAATTGTAATAAAGGCAGGAATTTCACCTGAACTTTAACTATTACTTTGTTTTTGCTAATAAATCAAGCGTTGGAACTTGAATCTTAACATCTATTTGGATATCTTGAGGAGCAATCCCCAATGCTTTCCACTCAGCTTCGTCCTTGTAAATAACCCCCGTTTTCTTGTTTTTTATAGTAGTCTTAGATTTAGCCGTTATAACGGGAAGTTCTTTATCTCCTACTTTAACCGTTTGTGGTGGGTTAGCACCATTCATTTTTTCTGAACTCATCATTCCATCCTTTCCTAGCATATGTATTATGTTGTCACCTCTCTTGGTTTAACTTCCATGATTGAGGCAATTACATGGAGCTCATTAGCATCACCCGCCTGTATTTTCAAGACTTCACTTTCCTGAACAATAAGAGGTTTATTTAATAATTCGGTTGTTGAGTTTGAATCAACAGATATAAGATTAAATAATTTAAATACATTGGAAGAAGTATCAGTAAGGGTAACCGTCAAAGTACAAGCTGAGCCTGCATCATTACAGGCTAATAAACTTTTCACAATAGCAGCCGTCGCTGTGGGTACTGTATACAGCGTCGTATTATCTGTAGTCGTTAAATCTGCTTTTTTATTTATAAATGAATTTGCCATTATTCTAAAAACCAGCCTTGAGCATTAACCTCATCTTTTAAATCTTGTTGATAGGTAGAGTTAAGTTTATTGATGACCGCATCTAAATCTCTAACCTGAGACTGTGATACATCTGAGTCATATTCTCTGCTGGCTCTTGTTAATGTTTGTACTATTCTCGCCATAAACCTGCTAAGCCTCCTCTATTGAATGAACCCATCTCGGCAGATGTTCCGCTACCACTCATAAATCCTGGGTCTCTAGCCATACCGGATTGCCAGCCACCTGTATTTTGAATTCTGTTTTGGTGTGACATTGCTTTGACTTGTGCTCTTTTAGCTGCTTCTCTAGCTTTTTCTTCTTGTTTTATTTTTTCTACTGCTTGTCTATGCCATTCTTTTTTTTGTTTCATTCGTTTTGTTTTATACTCCCTAAACTTATTTTTCTCCCACCAGTCTTTTTTTCCTTGCTCATAGTCTCCGGCAAAGCTTACAATATTTTTACCCCAGGGATCAGTTCTTAAATCTTCTCCTGATCCAAACTGTTGCATTCCCCATACTTCTTCAGGATATAACTGTGCAACATTTCCATAAGCTTCATTAGCATCGGGTCTTAACATTTTAGCAACGCCGACTCCTGGAATAAATCGTGATAAAAAATCGGTAAGTTTTTGTCGTTTGTTTGGTAAAGCGTCTATAGGTAATTGAGATAATTCATCAGCGGTTCTTGCATCTGTAAGCCAGTCAGAACCTTCAAGGTATTGTTGATTAAAAAGTTGGGGTACATTTGAAGCCGATGTGTTTCCAGGAAAAGATGCTGTTTTATATAAATCATTCATACTTCCCGTTGGTATATAATTTCGCTGGATGTCTAATCCAAAATATTTTTCATTTGGAATTCTATCAAATTCACTATAGCTTGTTCCTTCATCAATAGCCTTTTGTAAAGCTGGAGAAATTTCATTAGCTGTATTATAATTTTTCATAAAATTTTCATATTCTCCCATATTAAATCCTAAACCTCTTATACCTAATTTATTTAAACGAGCTTCTTCTGCTGCTCGAGACATAGCATCACTAAAATCTGTTCCACCTTTTAAAGCTTTAAAACCTTCTGAGCCATATTGATATCCTGTAGCTAAAGTGTCCGCTAACCATTGAGGTGTGTTGGGAAAATTTTGCATGAAGTTATAACCTGCTTTTTGATGATAATCAGGCTGATTCATTAATTTCATTGCTTCAGTAGCAGTAGCATGTTTTCCCCATGCATCCATAATTCCTCCCCCTAATTGTTTCTCCACCCGACTACCATAGGTATCAGTCCAGTCACGAGCAATCTCTGGCTCGTTGGCCCATAAATATCGTCTTTGTTTCTCTGATTGAAAAGGCATTATCTTCGTCCATCCGCTTGGGTATCTAATCTAAAAGTTCCTAACTTCCAACTTTGAGATGCACCTGTATTATCTATTTTTAATTGTACAGCACGCGCACGCGCTCTGCAACTTTGAAATGTAGTTGAAGTTGTAATCGTAAAAGGTCCTAGTGAAGAACTTACATAACTATCAGTTGGATAGTTCTTTAAGTTTAACGTCACTCTGACATTACCGGTTTGAGCTAAGAAATCCGGAATGAATCTTCTAATAGACATTAAATATTCTCCATCTCCTCTAAAAGTAATACCTTGTTTATCATCTTGTGTAATATCAAAATCTCCAGAAGCAATACTAGCGAGTACATTTGTAGTGGCTCCAGTTGATAAAACTTGATCCGTTCCTTTTTCATGTTGATAGAAGGTCGTTGATCCTTCATTATTTCCTACCACGTAAGTATCCATAGTCGATGCCACATCAGTATCAGGTGCAAAAGCGGTTGCATAAGGTTTTCCAAAAACTGAAGAATCCGACCAAGTCGTTCGAGCAAAATCGGTGTTGGCATTACTGACCCAAATAGGTCTTTGTAAAGTTGAATCTAAATAATTATAAGAGACCATTCGATTAACGGCTTCAGAAGTAGAGGTTGGATAAAACCACATAATCTCTCCGAATAGGTTGTTCAAACCACAGAAAATTAAATCTCGTGGACGTGTATTAATATCATCATAAACATAGTCTTCGACTAAGCATTGCATTGATTCTAGTTTACCGGTGTATCTAAAAAAACCATTTTCAGACATCCAATAAGCCGTACCATCTACTTCGATCGCGGCGTTCTTACCAATTAATCCACAGTTCGTTCCTACTTGTTCGAATGAGAAAGTAAAAGGTTGACCCACATATCTCATCAGATAAAGCGCGGTGTCGGTCCAAATATAAAGAGCGTCTCGTCCTCTCAGGGATCCCATGATCCGTGATCCGTCAGTCAGTCTCTGTGTACCTGCGGTATTGATAGCACTTGGCGTATACTCGGTTAACGATTCTTGAGTTGACCATCTAATAAACATAGGATCTTGAGTGGTTGTATCTTGAAGCGTGGTTTCCGTACCTAGGAATACTAAGTGTCTATCCGGTGTGGATACAATTACATCTCTGGATTTAGTTGGAACCTGAGTTCCACTAATAGCCGTGGCGCGTGTTGCAGTAGCCCCGGTTAACGAAGAATCCCATTCGAAACATTTACCATTATAAATCATAGCAATAACCGTCTGGCCAAAGCTATCAATGACCCAGAGCCCCGGATCAATGGTAAAGTCAGCACCTGACGCGCTGCCCCATCCAAAATAATTTGTTGTATTGGTTACCGTTGCACCATCTGAGTGAGAAGCGGCTGTAGTTCCTCGTACTTCTCGGGCCCCTCCACTTAAAACATTTGTTGTCGTGTTATTAGACGTGTAACTAATTTCTTCAGTTCCAATTAAAATATAACCTGGACTTGATCCATCGACATCGGTTGGAAATTGTGAAGAGTCAGCCAATGTAATTGAAGTTACTGCATCATTAATCGCTCCATCTAAAGTTGATGTAACCGCGGGCGTTGATGTTCCTGAATATTGTCCTGTACCCCATCCATGACCTGCAGCTTGTTGCACCGGTCCAACAGGATAATAAACTTGAATTCGAATTCCACCAGAAGTGGTTGCTCCCGATCCTCCTTCATTAGCATCCATGGTAATCGTAAAGGTTGTAGAAGTGGGTACTGTTTGCACCATAAATTTTTTATCGTCAAAATCATCAGCATCATAATTCGATCCAGTAATAGTTGTAAAATTATCGAATAAAACAATGTCACCCGCACTTAAGCCTAAACTAGTTGAAGTCGTAATAGTAACAGTCGGCGATCCATTGGTTGTAGTAAAAGCATTGGTTTCAGTTGTTGTAGATTTAATGGGATGAATATCATAGAAAGCCCCTCCACTATAGGCGTATAAAATTCTATTAGTTCCTATAATAGCGTACTTGGTCCCAGCGTTATTAATGACGTGATGTTGAGCTCTAGCGGCTCCGACTAATCGATCATCTCCAAGCTGTTCCCAACCACCTATTTTTTCAGGGGTTCCATAACGAAATCTAACATTTTCCCCTGATTGCCATTGGAATTCTCCGCCGGTTGGGGTCACTTGTTTATTAAATCCTGGTAAAAATCCTATCTTTTGTAGCATACAAAAATCCGTTTATCTAACAAGTATACTATAATTTCAGGATAATCAACTCTGCTTTTTGGCTTTAAACCAAGACGGAAGTCCTAAATGAGGGCGTCTATCAAAAATGTTATCCTTAGCCCCCTTGGAAGTAGCGTCATT